ATTCTTGATCCGACCATCTGATATACATATCATCTTGAGTAGATGTAGTTCCAATAGTTGTTTCCGTTCCAAAGAATACTAAGTGTCTATCAGGTGTAGATACTAAAGTCTGTACTGCTGCTGTTGGTGCATTGGCAACGATTGTTGCTCTAGTTCCTGTAGCACCTGTTGCATTTGAATTCCATTCAAAAGTTGCACCATCAACGATAGTTGCAATAAGTTTATTTCCATAATTGTCCAAGGACCAAAGTCCTGGAGCTGTAATAATGTCACCTGTTTGCGATGCACCCCATTTAGTATATTCAGAAGCATCAGTTACTGTCGCTCCATCACTGTGTGATGCAGCTGTAGTGTTATCTGATCCTCTTGTTAATCCTGATAAAGTTCCTGTACCTGTAGTATTAGAGGTATAAGCGATACGCTCATCATCTATTAAAACTGTTCCTGATGCAGGGAAAGCAGTAGAATCATCTAATACAATACTAGATGAGCCTGAAGTTAAAGCACCATCTAAAGTATCAAAAGCTTCTCCAGCTACAGTACCACCCCATAAACCTAGTCCCCAACCAGCAGCTGATGCCTCAACCGCAGGTCCAATTGAATAAAAATGTTGAACTCTTACTCCACCAGAAGTACTAGCTCCTGATCCAGATTCAGCCGATCCCATTTCAATGGTAATCGTTGTAGAAGTTGGAACAGTTGTCACCATAAAATTAGTATCATCAAAGTCATCCGAATCAAAATCAGAATTTGTTGCTGAACTAAAATTATCTAAACGAATGATATCGTATTTAGTAATGTTATGATCAGATGCAAAAGTTATCGTAACCGTTGCATCACTTTGTGTTGTTGTAAAAGCACTTGTTAAAGTTGTTGTAGCTTTAATAGGAGTAATGTCATAAAATGCTCCTCCTGAGTATATATATAAAAATCTGTTTGTACCTAATGCTGCATACTTAATACCACTTGCATTAACAAAATGATGTATAGCTGTGTTTCTTCCTGTAAGAGTAGCATCTCCTAATTGGGCCCATCCACCTACTTTTTCAGGCGAGCCATATCTAAAACGAACATAATCACCGCTAACCCATTGGCCTTCACCTCCGGTTGCTGTGACTTGTTTATTGAATCCTGGTTGAAACCTTAATTTTTGTAACATAAAAACCCTAATAATTAGACAGGAGATATTCTGTGGTGGAGATATCTCCCGTCAAATTATTATATACAATATTATTTAGGTAATTTAAAGCCTTTATACCAGGCAGGCAAGCCTAAAAATGGTCTTTTATCGTATTGATTTTCTTTCGCTGTTTTAGAGGATGCTTTGTTATAATGTAAAAACACTTGTGCACAGTCTTTACCTGTGAATTCTTCCCTCCAATGTTCTAAATCACAACCAGAGTATATCAACATATCTCCTGGTCTAAGATCTACTTTAATACCTGCTTGACCTTTTCTACCAGTTGGATCAAGATATATGGGCCATGGATCACCACCTAGATTTAAAGTTGTAGATATCTCACAAGAGTATCTATCTTTGTGTCTAGCTAATACATCACCTTTTTTATAGATTCTTGCATAAGAATATGTAGGAGATAGTTTTAATCCTGTATGTTTTTCCATTACGGGTTTTACTTTTTGTAATAAAGTTTCCATAACCATATCACTATAATGTGAATAAGTATTTGGAACCTGTTCATCATTCCATATACCCCAGTATTCAGTAAAAGGAGATATATATCTTTGATCAAATAAAAATCTTGCAACTTTTCTTTTATTTAAAAAATAATCAAAAGCAAAACCTGCTAATTCTTTACTAATAGCTCCTTTTAAAACGCTATATTTATTTTTTTGGAACGCCGATTTTTTTAATGACATTTTTTCCTTTCAGTTGCATTTTAGATTTTATAAAATTATCTATAAAATTTGGTTTATTTTTTAATGTACTAGTTTCTAGTATAGTTTTAATAACTGCGTTTTTCATATCTTTATTAACTTTTGACATTTAAAACACTCTTAGGTATTGCTTGACAGTTCCAATGTATAAATCTAAATGGTTCATATCCTATATCTACTATATATTGATGAGGCATGTAAGAGGGAAAAAACATGGTTTTCCCTGGGATAACTTTATAATTAATTTGTGTTGTTGCATATGTTACTTTTGTCTTATCTTTTTCTGGTAAAAGATTCATCACATTACCAGGTCTTGGATCTTCAAACAATGGCATAGAAGTTCTTTCACTTGCTTTTAAAAAATAAAAACCAGATATATGACCATTCCAATGGGTATGTAAAGTATGATGGCCCCCTCCTTTTTTAGCAAATTCCTGTACCCACATTTCTGTAGTAAATATTGAATAATTAGCTAAATCAAATCCCATTTCTCCTAATAAATTGTGTGCTGTAGCACCTATATAATTTTGTAGTTCTAAAAAATTAGGATCCCCAATTAATGATATCGAATGAAACACATTTCCCATATCCCCCTTATTACCAAATTTTTTATTTCTTTTGTCTATGTCTTTTTTTAAATTTTTCTTTGCTGTTTCAATATAAGGATCAGATGCTTTATTTAATTCATTAACAAATCCTGGTTCATCACCATGCCATACTGGAGAAGAAAATAAATCCTCTCTTGCTAATTGTTTAGGAAATTCTATTTTTGTTTTTCTTGCTTTCTTTTTCATATTATTTATAAGGCCATCCTAAACTCCAAATAACCAAACTATGTCTAGATCCTTTTTTAACTGGACATACTCTATGCCATACAAATCCAGGAAATACCACCAAAGATCCTTTAGGTAATATATTGTTGCACTTCATTACGTTTCTTTTTTTATCTGGGTCCAGATTTCTAAAATCAAATTCTAATTCTCCTCCTGTATAATCTTTGCCACCTTCAGATAAAGAAACAGTTACAGATAATTTTCTAATTTTACCATTCGATGGGTCATTACCTTGTCTTTGATAAGGTTGATCCCAACCATCACAATGCCAATCATAGTATTGACCTTTATTGTATTTTGTAAATTGACAGGACTCGGAAAAATCCCATTGAAAATTCCAACCAGCGTTTGCATTTGCTTGATGTATATAAGGCTGTATTTCTTTATATATCCATCTATCACTCATCCAAACAATATCTGAATCTCTTTTCTTTTTTAAATCTTTTGTTTGTTTTGCATTTAATTTTTTATTACCGTATCCACCAGTGACAGCCATTTGATCTTGTAGTTGTTTTCCATAACGAACAATGTCATCACAGATACGTTCTGGAATTGCTGATTTAAAATACCAATAATAATTAGTTAAGTTCATAACTTTCTTATATCAAGTTATATTTTAAACATATAGTGATGTAAAGAAAAATAAAAATAATTGATCTAGATCAATTACGAGATATTAACTGTCAAATATATAGTTTATATATATATATTAAAGTAAAGAGGAATATTACACTGTCCATAAACCTGCTCTTTTTTTTTTATAATGTGTATTTAAATTCCACACGCCAGGTGCTACATAAGGTCCTGCTGCTGGTTCTTTTACTATTACGAGGCCTGATCCACCTACACCTGCAGCTGGATTTGCGTTATGAACACCGCCACCACCACCACCTGTGTTAGCTGTACCAGGATTACAAGGTTGAGGGCCTGCACCTGTAACTTCTCCCTTTCCACCACCACCAGGTCCTCCACATCCACCAGAACCACCTCGGCCTCCGCCGCCACCACCAGCATAAACTCCACAGTTACCAAGTCCTGAACCAAAAGTAGGTGTTACGTCTGTACCTGGTCCACCAGGACCTGCTGTGTTAGGAGATGCTACAGCTGCAGTTCCAGCTCCACCTGATCCTCCACCGCCACCTGCAGTATGAGGTGTTCCGCTGACCCCTCTTCCAGCACCTCCAGGATTACCTTGACCACAAGTTCCTGATCCAGCTGCAACTGGGGATACATTATGTCCTGCTCCACCGCCGCCAGAGCCACCTGGTAAACCATTACCAATGCTGTTTGGACTAGGAGATCCTGATCCACCTCCACCTCCTCCAGCTGTTGCTAAAGGTGTTGCTGATCCGAAAGTTGTATTTGATCCTGTTGTTCCTCTAGTACCTGGGGAAGGACTTTTTCCTCCCGCTCCACCGCCGCCAATTGTTACTGGGACAGCGCTACCTGGTATAGGATGACAATTTGTTATTGTAAGACCGCCAGCTCCACCGCCACCGCCATAGCCTCCACCGCCACCACCGCCAGATACTACTAGTACACTCCC